ATTTTGTATTAAGAGTCAACAGATCGGTCTAAATAATCTTTCCAGTGATTCATGAAGATAGAACTATCTTCGACGTTTATTAATTGACTTGTTACTCTTTGTAATGGGTGATCTAATTCACTAGCTTTCATCAGAACTGATTTAATTGATTCGCATACCATTAACATTTCCCTATCCAAGTCTTCTTTGTGGGAAAGGTCAATTCCTCTAGCTTGTATTTCATCAAACAATTGATACGTTAGCTCAATTGCTGAATTAAGACATAGCTCGAATTGATACTTCTTAATATTCTCTAATCGTTGAGTTTCATTTTCAACGAACTTTGTGTTTTCCCTATTAAGAGGGAATTGAATAACTTGGCCCATGTAACTATTTAGCTCGCTTTTCTCTAGCCTTACGCATTCTTTCAACGAAAGCTGCTTTTGCTGCAGGGGTCATAGGCTTGCGCTTTTTCTTAGTAGTTTTCTTTACAGTCTTAGATGATGACTTTACTAATATGTGTCCTTTATCATTGAAGTTCAATTGCTTCATACCAAAGGACTGTCTTTCTTCATTCTCAAGTTCAGGAGTCCACACTTGCATCCAATCATTATAATAAGTACCAAACTCTCTTTTAGGTTTACCATTTTCATAGTATGCCATTGCTATACAATACTTGCTAACCCTCTTCTCCATATCACCACCAGCGAATAAACTTGTATACGCACCTGTTCTTAAATAGTTTTCAAGTTGGCTTACATAACACTTCCATGTTTCTTTCTTAGCCAATGCTCCATTAGTTCCAGCCATGAATGATCTGTGCTCTGCTGCTTGGTGTTGCTTTGCTTCTTTTATCCAAGCTCTAACATTCTTCATGCTGAAGTCATCATCGTCATCTAGCTTTACTACCTCTTGACAGTATTGAGAATACTTTGGTGGGTTCTTAGCATATCTTTTTTCTCTTGCTGCAGCAAGTCTATCAGCAGCTGCTTGTTTTTGATCTTTATTCATAATCTAAGCTCTCCAGTATTTCCATTTGATTGTATGTATCATCATTATAATCTATACCACCTTTAGTAGCATGATGGATAATAGTATTCTTACCAGGATAGTAACACTGAGTTACTGGTGCACGTTGCAATCCTTTCTTACCTTTAAGGATATCTTTACCATCTGAAATTTTATATAGCTCTGTTCTAGCTAATAAGTTTTTCATATGACCAGTTGGCCATGTTGTTAATCCTACTTTCTTTTTCATCTTGCCCATAAGGTTACCCCAATCATGAATTAAAGTAAACAGCTCAGCTAAAGGTCCAGCATCAATTATCTGCATTTTATCTAACCACTTGTCCATAGCAAATCTAGCTAACCTTGGACTTAGAGTTATACATTCAGCAGCAATCCCTGCACACCACAAATCATGTTCGGGAATCTGTTCAACCAGCATATCCAATTTCTTTGGGTCTCTGACAAATGCATCGTGCTCTAATATAATAACATTTTCACCTGTATCAGCAATATGCTTCCACCAATGGAACATAGATGTAAGACAACATCTCTCTGTAGGAGTAATCTGATGTTTTACATCTCGATACTTTGAAGCACTGCTCCACTCACCCCATGGTATACTAAACTTTGCAGTTAGTTCTGTTTCTGGTGTATAGCATTGCCATAGCTCTACCTCAACATCCTTGACAGGTTCCCAGGTTTTCTTTGCTATGTTTGCATACGCCATTGAGACTGGATTATCAAAGTCACAAATCATTACAGCTCTATATTTCATTTTAACATTGTCCTATAAATAAGAATATAAATCAACTCTTTATTTTTTATTATTTATTTTATTTATCCGTTGACTTTAAATACACCCATCCGTATACTCTTCTCCTGTGAGAAGGCAAGATAAAGGGGCACTATAATATATGGCATATAAACCACTAGATGAATCACTCATTACTTCTGATGTTTGCATTAGATGTGGCTTCTGCTGTAAGTGGACTTCTACTACTCAATTAGCTAATGGTATCGGCGAGGAGTGGATGGATGTTATGATTGGTACCAACCCTAATGCTCGAATGGTTAAACATAATAAAAGGAACCTCGATATAGTAGGTAAAGGCTTGGGTCGCAACGTAACTCCTTTTGAAATAGAATTCACATGCCCTCAGTTAAAGACTAATAATGAAGGACATAAGTTATGTTCTATCTATATGGACAGACCAAAGGTATGTTCTAGCTACAGTTGCTTTGAAGCAAGTAATAAAGGAAAGAGAAGACCTCAAGGTTGGGATAGAATTACTAAAGCAATAAAAGAAGTACACGGTATAGATGTAACGTATGATAATGAAATGAAAGTTAATCCTGGATCTCAAGTTAGAAAAGGACTGGAGATGATAGGAGTTAAAGAGATTAAGTAATGGCATATGTAGTTGGTGAAGGATGTATTGGTTGTAAGCACACTACTTGTGTAGAGGTGTGTCCGGTCGATGCTTTTAGGGAAGGTCCAAATTTTTTGGTGATTGATCCCGAGGTATGTATAGATTGCGACTTATGTGTACCCGAATGTCCTGAAGAAGCTATCTTTCACGAAGAAGAAGTTCCAGAAAACCAAATACCTTTTATAGATCTTAATATTAAGTATGCTCAGATATGGCCAGAGATTGATAAACCAAAAGAGCCACTAATGGACGGGTCTAAAGAAATAGTTGAGATTGTTTGAGATTGACTGTTGACTTTAAATCAACCATTTAGTATAATGGATGCATAATTTGACAAAAGGAGAAAAATTATGGCACATATGGTAGAAACAATGGCTTACGCAGGGGAACTTCCTTGGCATGGTCTTGGTACTAAAGTAGACGAGAATATCGGAGTTGACGGTATGCTCAAAGAAGCTGGATTGGATTGGAGAGTCGCTAAGATTCCTTCATTTGCATCATTTAATGGTCAAGAAATCTATTCAGGACACGACATGTTAGTAAGGGAGTCTGATGGACAACCTTTAGACATGGTTAAAGAGAACTGGGTTCCAGTTCAAAATGCTGACGCTTTTGAATTCTTTAGAGAGTTTGTTGAAGCAGGCGACATGGAGATGCACACAGCTGGATCTCTTCAAGATGGTAAAAGAGTTTGGTGCTTAGCTAAAGTAAAAGACGACTTTACTATTAATGGTAAGGATATAGTAGAATCTTATCTACTACTCACTAACCCTCACATGTATGGACGAGCAGTTGATATTAGGTTTACTCCTATTAGAGTTGTTTGTAATAATACATTAACTCTTTCTTTAGCTCAGAAAGGAGACTATCAAGTTTCAATGAGTCACAAGAAAGCATTCGATGCTCAAGAAGCTAAAGAGCTTTTAGGTATTGCAAAAGGTAAGATGGAAACATACAAAGATATGGCTACATTCTTATCCGGTAAAAGATACGGTCAAGATGACTTACAAGCATACTTTGCTACAGTGTTCCCTAACCAGAACCCTAAGCTAAGAGGTGTTGGTTTTGATCCTACTTCTACTGAGGACTTTAAGAAGTTCGCATCTAAGAATGCTAAATCAGCAATGGACATTGTAAGAACTCAGCCTGGTGCTCAGTTTGCAGAAGGTTCATACTGGCAGGCATTTAATGCAGTCACATATATGACTGACCATGTTCTTGGAAGAGAGAACGATACAAGACTGGCTTCTAGCTGGTACGGTGTTAACAAGACTAAAAAAGTTAATGCCTTAGAGACTGCTCTTAAGTTTGCGGAAGCAGCTTAAGTAGTCTTTAGAACGAACGAAGGGTCTTACGGCCCTTTTTTCGTTGACTTAAATAACAATATATACTATAATAGATATTAGAATATGCATTACAAGATACAAAAATTAATTACAAACGATGAGAGACATGCTCTTATAGATCTGTACAATTCAATACCTTCAAACATTGCAGAACAAGATTACAATCTTGCCAATGTGGATAAAAGAAGGCTAGGAAGTACTCATGGAATTGAACCTGTAAAGAAGATAGATCAATATGCAAAAGAAAATGGTAATTTAAAATGTTTACAACATTATTTTGTAATGTATAAGAAAGGAGCATTTACAAGGCTACATACTGATGATGATGAGAAGGTAAAACTTACCGTAGTCACATTAGTAGACACAGCAGACTTAGTTGGCGGTGAGACGGTATCGTTATTACCTTGGAGCGCTAATGATAATAAATCTGTTGGATATAAAAAGGGTAATGATGTCGAAGACGAGTCTCGAGTTATTCCTATGGTAATCAAGCCTGAGGTCGGAGAATCCATGATGTATGATAGAGCATTCCTACATGGAGTTGCAAAAGTAGAATCAGGTCTACGACTGGTACTTGTGAGTTGGTATTGTGAATCTACCTAAACATATAGCAAGAGCTTCTGTCAATTTTGAAGACTGGTTAACCGAATCTTATGAATGGGGATTTGGAATACACCGACAAATATACAGACCCAATCCAACTGCTTTAGAAGTAGTCGATCAATATCAATGGGCTAAGAAACATAACTGGCTCACAAAAGAAGATGAGGCAAACTATAACAATAGATGGTTACAATTTGTAGGTGATTATTGTGGACAATTCTCACAATGTCAGAATTTTATGAACACACATTTTGGTTGTACAGAATCTCACATATATGGAAATTGGAAAACAGATGGACATAATTATGGAAGGCATATTGATGACATGGATGTCATTTTAGTTCAAATGTGGAATAGGACAGCATATACAGTAGAGAGTGATAAGCAGCATAGTAGTTTTACACTGTCACCAGGTGATGCTTTATATATAAGAGCTGGGGTATATCATACTCCAATAATTTTAGAAGAAAGAGCAACAATGTCATTTAGTTGGAAATAATTGTTGACTTTATCTACAAGATAGCATAAAATAGCTATATTGAATCGCCACACAATCTGGTAGTGTGGCTGTGGTAAGACAAGCAAGAGCGGGGGTTTGTCGGATATTCGCGCGAGGGTACAAACGAGGGGCGACGATATCATCTTTGAGGTAATTATGGATTCAGGTGAATTATTAGAACATTACAAATACAAACACGAGACAGATCCACTGTTCTCTAAAGGTTCATCCTTATTCAAGCACATTCCATACTTAGCAAGAATGGTAGATTTGTTTAGAGTTAAAACTATACTTGATTATGGTTGTGGCAAAGCTACTTGGTGGAACTGGAAATACAGAAATGCAACATTTAATAACGATGAACTGCACGTGCGTTTGTATGATCCAGCCGTTTCAAAATATGATAAACTTCCGGATGGAAGATTTGATCTAGTAGTGTGCACTGATGTACTTGAACATTTACATCCCGATGATACGGATAAGATTGTAGAAAGGCTAGTAGGATATACAAGAAGACATTTGTTTGTATGCATAGCACTAACAGAAGCAAAGAAGACATTTCCTGATGGAACCAACCTACACACTAACCTGCACACACAAGAGTGGTGGGAAGAGTTGTTTGCAAGAAAGGTAGATGAATTTGAGAAAAAACATAGGGTAACAATTAGTTATGCAATATCATTTAATGACGCGGTGTTCTTCTAATGCCAAATAATCCTTTTACAAAATTTAGACAAGATGATCCGTACAAAGACTACAAAGCAATCAAACTAGATGTTAGAAATGATCCACTAGTAATTAACTGGAAAGGTAAAATAGGATATGGTGATTTCATCAGTCCGATATCTTATGCAATGAATATGGCTGATACTAATAGTACTGATGTCATATTAAGATTTCACTGGCCACAATCAGGTCCAAGTAAATTTAAAGAGAACGATTCAGAAACGTATCAAGATATAATATCATTGACAGAGACGTTACTACAAAAGCCTTTGTTCTTTGATGTAAAGATTGAGCATGTATATGATTCTGACCTTGCTTACAATCATGATAACTATGAAATGGGCAAAACAAACAGCGATTGGTTTAGATGTCATAACCTAAGATTTGCTACCACTGGTTTAAATGATTACGATAACGTCCATGAAAACTGGAAGAATGTTACTATGGTGACCTCCATCAAACATGAACAACCACTACATGAATATGCAGAACACAAATCATGGAAAGATCCATTAGGAAGAACACCTAGTGGTTTTGCTTGGCCTAAGGTTGGATCACTTATACAGAAACGTGGATGGAATTTAAAACACGTTCATTACGAATCGCCTATGATGAATGTTATCAAGAAGATGCAGGGCAGTGTAGGTGTTATTGGATATCATGGTGCACATATGTGGATTGCTAGAATGCTAGGTATGCCAATGATCATATTCAGCAAGAAGACGCTAACAGAACATGCATTTCCATGGTGTATTAGATTTGACTATTACAGCGACTTTCATCCAGAAAATATTGAAGAGTATTTTCAAAAGTCCATAGAGAAAAGGGAGGAAATAAGAGATGACTATAACTACTGGCTCACCAGCCCAAATATTTATAGGATACGATCAACGAGAACATAAAGCATATGAAGTATGTGAGTATAGTATTTCTAGTAGATCTGATATCAAAGTAAACAAACTATTTAGCGAAGACATAAAAGAATATAATAGAGACTGGGGAGAACCTCAATCGACTGACTTTACATTTACAAGATTCTGGGTACCGTTCCTTAGCGACTTTAAAGGATACTCAATATTTGTTGATTGCGACTTCGTGTTCTTAGAAGATCCTCAAAAACTAATTGACTCTATAGATCCAAAGTTTGCAGTGTCTTGTGTACAGCATCCAGGATATATTCCTAACAGTCAGATAAAGATGGATGGAGTTGCACAGCACAGAGCATATAGAAAGAACTGGGCTAGCTTGGTTGTGTTTAATAATGAGCATCCAAGAAACCAAGTTTTAAAACCAGACTATCTAAACAATCATAGACCAGGATTAGACTTCCATCAATTTAGATGGCTAGATGATAAAGATATTGGTAATATTCCATTAGAGTGGAACTGTCTTGATGATTATTATTTCTTAGAAAACCCAAAAGCAATTCACTATACAGATGGCGGTCCTTGGTTTGACAACTATCAAGAAACAATGTATAGTGACATATGGCTAAACGAACAAGATAAGATGAATGAAAAAGTATAACGATTTAACAGTAATAATGACTTGGTATGGTCAAGAAGATCATCTGTATGCTCAATGCGAGTTCTATAATCAGATGGCTCAAAAATATAAATTTAGACCTAGAGTAATTATAGTAAACGATGGCCATGAAGAAGGCAGACAATATTTTAGAGACACTATAAACATTCATAAAGAAAGATTTGATCTTATTGGCATTGATGTAATGAAAGATATGGGATTCAATTCACACGCATGTAAAAACCTAGCAATGAAATTTGCAAAGACTGATTGGGTGTTATTGACTGATGTTGACTGTTATGAAAGTGCAGGGATGTATCACTTCTTAAGATTTGAAAAAGAACTTGATCAAAATATGTATTATGTACCAAAGGCTGATATGGAAGCTCCAGAAAATATGTCATCATATGAGCTTCTATGTAGAAAAGGTATTATTAAATACATCACTCATCCTAATATATGGATTATGACTAGAGAAGCGTTTTGGTCTACAGGCGGTTATGATTTAGAGTTTCAGGGTGTGAGACATGGTGATGCTGAAATATATCTAGGTATAGGACGTCCTGGTTACAAAGATTGGGACTATGAGCTGTTGTCTGATAATGATAAACATCGTATAATAGTAAAAACACCAAAGAGGGATCCTTTCTATATTAGACAGGAAAAAGAAAAACAGTCTAAAGCAGCAGACCTTATTAACTGGGTTAGATTGAGAAACAAGAATCCGTATAAAAAATACAGAAAGAAATTATACAACTTTCCATACCAATTACTATAATATGACAAAACAAGTAGAATTAAAGGTAGTAAGCTCATCAGAGTTTGCTAAGATGATCAACGAGACTGTTGCTGATAGCAATGGACAGATTAATCATCTCGAAGCGGTTCAAGAATTCTTAGATCAGAATGAAGAGATTGAGCCTGAGACAATTGCATCACTTATACAGAGAAACCAAAAACTAAAAGCAATCCTGTATCAAAATGCAGAAAAGTTTAACCTAGTAGAAAAGAAAAGTAGATTGCCAATTGATGAGGGGTAGAATAGCTACTGTGGAACCATATGATGCATATGTAAAGTACTTAGCACTGAAGTCTCATTTCAGTCAAAAGAACTATGACTACATCAAGTACAATGGTAAAGTTAAGGCTTGGAGAGCTACCTTTGAGACTAGGAAAGACAAATACTTTTTCTATAAGCTAAGCAAGATGAAGGACCCAGTAGAGTTTCTTATTGCTAACTTTATAGACAATGATGATTTTTACGTAGGTCAGATCAGAGATGATAAAGCTAACGATGTGTATATGGAATTCAAAAAGAGACAACAAGCTCTATCATATACATTCAAAAGCGACCTAAGTAAAATGAAAGAGGACTTTAATGACAATATTATAGTACCTCAAAACGAACACCCCTATCTGTTAAGGTTATACATGCGAAAAGATATTTGCATTGAAACGTTGACTTTAATTAATAGATGTGTTAAAATATTCAACTATTGGGATAAGGAAATGGAAGGTGACGTTATGTGGCCTAACATTAAAATGAAAGCTGAAAAGTTCTCACCCTTCCTCAATGTTGACATAAATAAGTATAGAGAGATTATTCTTTCTAACTTTAATAAAACGTAATATAACGACATACAACGCGATATACCGCATACAGGAGAAATACTATGTCTGATTCATTTCAAGCGCTTAAGCGCAATCGTACCGAGGGCTTTGATAAGCTAACTCAATCATTAAACAAACTCAACCAGAAGTCTAGCGGACCTGGACCTGATGATCGTTTCTGGAAACCAGAAGTTGACAAAGCAGGAAACGGATATGCTGTGATTAGGTTCCTACCAGAACCAGAAGGTGAGGATGTTCCATTCGTAAGAATTTGGGATCATGGATTCCAAGGACCAGGCGGATGGTTTATTGAAAACTCATTGACTACACTAGGTCAAAAAGATCCAGTATCTGAATACAACTCAATGTTGTGGAACTCAGGTATTGAATCTAACAAAGGAAAAGCTAGAAAGCAGAAAAGACGTTTATCGTTTATTTCAAACATCTATGTTGTTAAGGATCCATCTAACCC